GCATGCGGAACCGAGTAATCGATTCCCATGCGGCCTGCGTCAAGCGAGTAGTATTGGCGGAAGTCAGCCGTCAATTCGCCCGCATGATGCCTTCTGGCATCAGCGAGCAGTATCAGTTTTTTGCTTCCAGCTCTCCCTTTGATGCTGTAAGGACTTCCGTAAAGAAAAGCGCGGCATCGGAGGCTTTCACGCGCCCGTTATCGTCGGATATCGCCTCGTGGATTCGCGTCCAATCGTCGCCGAACATCCTCTTTTCCAACCTGGGAAGCTTGAGGAAATTCCCATCGCCAACGGCAGACATAAGATCGAGCGTTTCAACATCGTCAAGAACATCGCTGGGGAGCGTGACATCGATACCCCATACGGTCACGTTCAAAGGACCCGTATGCCCGTTTGCCTCTTCAATCGCTGCAAGCTTTTCCTGCTTGGTGCCGTCTGGAAGCTCTATTCTATGGGCCTTTGCATAGCCTTCGATTTCGGGAACAGTCATGTTGGCAAGTGCTTTCATGGCTACACCTCCGCGAAGTACTCGTATGAGGTCTTGTTAGTAGAGTCTGGATAGGCGGTGATGGTGCATCCATATCCCAACCCGTCCGAATCCTTGTACGAAACGTCGTCAAGGTCGGTTACTTTTGCACGCGGGATCACGACGCGTTTGATAAGATGCTCGTTGACAACGATTTCAAAAACTAGCACCCATTCATCGCGTTCGTCTCCACCATGCATCACTGAGATTGCCGGGTCTGCGACGGAAACGTATGTCCAAGTAACCGTCCCATCTGTGACGGTGCCAGTAGCGGGAAACGTCGGAACAGTTGACCCGCTAGTGCCTGCGGTCGTGACTTTGTAAAGCTTACCGTCAGCTGCAACCGTGTCGTTCAGGGAATAAGCATGCGATGCAGCCCATGCGTTCGCACTGGTAAGCACGACGTTTCCGGAACCGTAGACGAACTTGAATACATCGGATTTGTTCTCAAGGAAGGTAAGCGCCCACGTTTCGACATAGCTTTTAATCTTCGATGCGATATTGGGCGCTCCCCATGCATCGATCTGGGCGATATCAAGTTTCTGCTTGTTCTTCAAACCGTCATCGGTGACAAACCCCATGTTGGCGAATGCCGTTCCAAGTTCTGATGTGGCATCTATCGGAACAGCGGTTCCGGCAGGAGCAGCGTGTACGGAGCCGCCTGGTTTAGGCGAGCCCGTACCTACGTTTTCAGCGTTGTTATCCATTTCAACCTCATTCCGTCGTCGTTATATCGGCGACAATCTGGTATCTCGGTGTTTTGTCTGAATCGGGGAAGTAATAGAGGGAGTTGCGCGATGCGCCGGATATCCCCGGTACCGTCTTCAAGTCCTGCATCTTCGAATCGATTGCAGCGGCCATGTCATAAGCCGTTCCCTTGTCGGTCGCCCATGTCTGGATGGCAACCATCGGATGATCGACTCCGGGGTTCTCCCTCGGCCCTCCGGTACGCTCGACAGTTGCAAAAGCGAATGCACGGTCTTCTGGCGGGGAGTCGTACGCATGGAATTCGAAATTCGAGGTTATCCACGCGATGACGGCGGCTTCGATGTCTACCATCAGCCTCGCCCCGCATCGAGTGATTTCAGCAGGGTATTGTGCTTGGCGTTGGAATTACACGACATGGGATCAGTCGTTTTGACCAACGCATGAGCGCGGTTCTTTCCCGTCTGAACGTCTGCATCGTACTTTCCGGATGCCATAGAGTCGGCGCTTTCCTTTATTAGGTTTGCACGACGTAGCAGTTCTTTCTGTACTTGTGGCGAGTTGAGTATTTCCCTGGCCCCCGCGTGATTCATCTTTGCTTCGGATACGTCACCCATCGGTCTTCGTCACCTCGACTTCCATGTTCCATTCGTTCGGGGAATCCGCCCACCTGTCCGGGTTTCCGATCACGTTGCATCGGTGCCCACGGACGGTAACGTCCTTCCATGTGAGTTCGCCTGTATATGATTTCGGAAAGTAGAGCGTGTAAGCGACTACAACACCTGCCGGCCTGTTCGAATCGGATACGTTCTTCGATGACCCGATAGCCACGAGCACGTTGCTTACCACCTGGTCGGAATCAGTCCATACGGGCTTTCCGTACCTATCCGTGCCGCTCTGAACCCTGTCATGGACGGTTACGCTCTCACCATCCATCTACGACCGCCCCCGTCCAATCGTGCAGCGCGGGTCGGAGGCTTCCTACACGCTGGCGGTTGATACCCAAGGCGGTTTTCTCGGCTGAGGTCAGGTAGATGTCGCCTGTCGGATTCGCATACGTGTAAGACGCAGCGAAAGGGCCTACCGTGTTGCTGAACTGAGACATAGGAGCCTCGTCTGTGCCGGACATCATCGACCGCTTGACGACGTTGCAGCATATGGATTCCAGCAGGTTCTCATCTATTTCAGATGCCGGGATTCCCGACCGCGATAGCTTTGCCGATATGAGCGACGTTGCGTCTCCAAGCAATGTTCCAGCTTGCGTCTTTTCGGAATCCGTCAAAACACGCCAACGCTTTTCGAGATCGTCCGCAGTTGCGAAAGGCTCCATTGGAGTCCTCCTTTCTATGCGGCCCTTCCCGCCGTTTTCAGACGGGAAGGGTTACGGGCGTGCTTAGGCTGCGGGGGTGATGACTCCTGCGGGGTATCCGTTTGCGGAAACATACGTCCAGACGGCGGTTCCATCCGTGACGGTTCCGGTAGCAGGGAACGTCGGGGCCTTGGCTCCGCTTGTGCCTGCAGTCGTGCACTTGTACAGGTTCCCGTTAGCCGTGATGACGGCGTTGGCGAGATAGGCGGTTTCTGCGGCCCATTTCGTCTGCACGGCAAGGCGGGTAAGCGGGATCGCGCACTGGAAGCCGACGCGGAACACGACGCGAAGTGCGGTCATATCCTGCTGGGCAAGATTGAGAATCACCGCTCCGGCATCGTCGGTGATGACGGCTTCGGTAAGCACCTTGTAAGTGATGTCCTGGCGCACACCGCATACGAACTTCGTCCAGTCGGCCATCAGAAGCTCGGCGGTTGCGGCGTTCCATGCGCCGTTGGAAACTTCGTTGAGCGGGTAGCCATAGAGGCCGGTCGGGGTATCTCCGGGAAGCGACGTAGTATAGATCGGGTCTCCATTGGTATTGCGCAGCGCATTGAGCATCCACTGCAAGCCGGGGCGAGAAGCGAATCCGTTGATTCCAAATCCCTGCTTGGCTATCTTCTCGGCGAGCGATGCGACATCTACGCCGAGGTCTTTCCCGGTTCCATGGGCGACGGAGTTGCCCGCTGCGATGGCGGAAGGGATTATCGCCGTAGGCCAAGAATCAGGCTTATCAACGCCGAACAAAGCGGCCTGATCGACCTTCTTGCCGATGGCTTCGGCGATGCGCGGGGCAATTTCTGCGGTGAGGTCGAATGAGGAGTCAGCCATGATGTCGTCGGGGATGGGGACGATGACGGCTAGTTCCTCGGCGGTCATCGTAATTCCGCGCCATGCCTGACCGGAGGTCTGCTTCATTCCGCCTGAAGCGCCCACCCAGTAAGCATCGGGCAGGGTGTCGAGCACTGGCTGGCGCTGCTTCTTCGTGGACATACGGGCTTGCTTGGCACGGGTCAGGATAACGGAAGACTTCGGTGCATCCTGGATGATCTGGGTTACGATTTCGTCCGGCATCATCTCGTAAGGGATGTTGTCAGAGCCGATTGCACTGTTGTAATTAGGCATTTTCAATCTCCTAGTTGAGTTTGTTGGTTATCATTTCGCGCATGGGGTCGCGCTTTCCCGCTTCGCCTGCGGGACGGTATCCATCGCCTTTGACGACGGGAGCCGGATGCTTCTTGAAGTAAGGTGCGAGGGATGCGGCGTGCGCCTCTATCTCCTCTTCGGTAGAACCGGCAAGGACTTCTGCGGGGATCCCGGTTTTCTTCGAGACATCGGCTTTCCATCCGGCAATGCTCTTTTCCAGCTCGTAGGCGTTTGCTTTCGCTTCTGCCTTCGCAGCCTTCTCGTTCGCCTTCTGGATCTCGCTCTTCTCCGCTTCCTTCAGCTGCGCAAGCTCTTCAGCGGCGGTCTTGTTCTCTTTCGACCGAGCTTCCCACTTGCGGGCCTCGGCTTTCCAGTCGGTTTCTTCGGCAGTTCCGGCGTGCGTCTCTTCTGCCTTGGACTCCTGTGGCTCTGCCTGTTCCTGCTTCTCTTCTTCGGCCATTTCGTGACCCCTTTCAGCCCGTGCGGGCAATAAAAAAGACACCCGTGCGGGTGCCGTCGAGCGCATGCCTTATGCATGCCTATATGGAAAAGCGCCGTGCGGCGCTTCGATCCCTGTTATTTGCAGCCTTTCTTAGGCTTCTTTGCCACCAAAAACACCTCCTTAGCTCAGTCCGTACATCTTGCGCATAGTGGCTGATATCGAGTTTGCGTCTTTCACGCCTTCGGTCTGTTTGCGCGCTTCCCGGTACATGTCGTAATAATCAGACGGGTCGTAGCCAGATATCGAATGGTCGCTCCCCCATGCCGGAACTATCACGCAATCGCAATGAGCATGGTATTTATTGAATTCTCCGGCTGTTTCTGGACTCCAGTAGACATAACCGCGCCCGGCAAGCAGAAGGCACCATGCGCATGTAGTACGCCCGGTCGGCACTCGTGCGAACCCTGGAGACGTGCTTCCGCGCTGATACCTTTTTCTCGATTTCATGGTTCCTGCATCGACTTCATTTGCGATGTTCTCCATGATGGTATTGCGGGCATCCTGCTTGACGTATCGGTCTACCATTCCGGTAAGTGCGCCCAAAGCATCGTTCGAGTCTTCGTTCCAGAGGTCGCCGCATATATAGCGAGTCGATGCTTCTATGCTGCCTATCGGCGGAGTGGAGCCAATTATCGCAGTGTAGCCGCTTCCGATTTCTTGCGTCCTCAGCTTGTCGTACCACTCAGCGGCAAGCTGCCCCGATACCGGGCCGTACTTATCGGACAATGCGCGGCAAAACGCTATGAGCTTGTCGCGTGCGTATTCGGGATTAGATGTGTCAAGCAGTGCGAAGAAAGACTTCAACTCGTTCTGCGCCGCAAGGGAGACGGTTTGAAGCCGCTTTGCATAGTCCCATACGTCTTGGAAATCAGGCCGGTCCATTCTTCACCGCCTTGGCCTCGTTCATAAGCGAGTTGATAGTAGCAGTTGCCGATGCTTTGGTCATAGCTTTCATGATCCTGTCTCGCTGGTCTTCTGAGAAGCCAAGCTGCTCCCAGAATATATCAGACGAGAATATACCGGATTTCACATCGTCCGGGGCAACGCTGACTATCTTCGTCCACGCGTCGGCCTGTGATACGATAGATGGCATCGCCGGGTTCTTGTAACTTGGCATGACCCCCTTCTGGTCATCCGTGAGCTCGTCCATGGTCACATCTTCGATAATCGCCATCGCCATGAGCGCGATACTCCTGAGAGACGAGCCGTTGGAATCGATGAGGTTTTGCGCCTCGATGATGAGGTCTTCGTTCGCCGCGTTCATAGCTTCTGCCGAAGCCGGGTTGTCATGGATTATTCCAAGCGAGTTGACCGGGATAGACGTTTCTCCGGCAAACTGCGATGCAAGGCTGCGCAAGTAGTCGGTGTGTGGTTGCATCGACATCTGCGGAAACTGCCCCACCTTCGGCATGTTGCCGTCTTCATCGGCACCGCCTAATGCGAAGAAATTCCCGATGTATGCTTCCCATTTCGTCGTATCCGCGAAAAGACTCTCATCGGCACCGAGTACGTACCTTTGCGGTGTAGTGAAG